AGATTAGGTTGTATAAACAGATAACCGAATTATACATTCGAAATAGGTTTAAATCACCCTATTTTTACAAAAGTTTGAGTGAATAAAAATTTTATATTTTGTATATTTATAAAAAATAGAGCTAACTGAAAACTAAGTCGGTTAGCTCTATTTTTATTACAGCTTTGTTATTTTATATCTATTTTACACTTACACTAATTAACTTAGTCTCCTTGTCATAACCGATACTCACAATATCTGACAAGTCTCTAATCTTAATGTAAGTATAGCCGTCTTTGTTTATAGCATCTACGGTCTTGATTTTACCATTAATTTTTATATTCTGTTTCACAACTTTTTCCTCCAATCTACTCTTAAAATACTGCCACTTTGCATTTTTCTGACTATCTCCACACCAGTAGGCTGGGCATCTTTTACCATTTACATCAAAATGTCTTATAACATTATTACTACTAATATTATATTTCTCCATAAGGCTACGAACTAAATCTATAGCATTGCTTATTGCAGCCTCTGTTGGATATATATTACCATTCCTAATATCATCGCAAAGTTCAATGTTTATGCTGTTACTGTTGTTGCATATCCCATAAAACTTGCCACCACCAGTTTTGGAGCAGTCACTATATTTACTACCTCCTACAGACCACGCAACATAGTTGTCCTCTACAGATTGCACAATGTTATTGCTATCTACAAAGTAATGTGCAGAAGCCCCTCTATTTCCTCTCGCAAAGTATTTTGCATTACTTAGAGCTGTATCGCCGTCATTTGCTGTGTAATGAATTGCTATGTACTTTATTGTATTTAATGCTCTAGCATTGCCGTAATTACAACGCAGTGCAGGATATTTACTTATTGCTATCATAATCATCGCCCCCGTTTTTATCTCTAAGCTGTAATAATACATTTTTTAGCTGTTCCGGTACTGGTGTCATAACGGCAACATTTTCCAATAAACTTAGTCCCTCATTACATATAAAAAATGTAATTACAACTTCTCGTAGTGGAATATTTCCACCAATTACATTGTTTACAATAACAGCAGTTGCGACTACCAAATAAATAGTTATTTTCTTCAATAACCCTTTGAAACATATTTCACTTGATAATGTCTTTGTATAAACAGCTTTTATTAATCCAGTTATAAAATCAATAACTGTTAAGCCTAAAAGTGCATAGATAAGTACATCTAAGCCACCAAAAATAAAAGAGAGTAAGCCACCGCCTACTCCCACAACAACTGATGTAATGTTAAAAATCTTTTCCATTTTACTCTGCCTCCCCTAATTCATTACGAATAAACTCTTTTTCTTCATCTGAAAGTTTTGTGTAACTTTCCAAAATATCTTCTAACTTCTCACCTCTGCTTAACTTTACTTTAATACCGTACATAATCACCTTTAATCTTGTTGACATTATAAAGCACCTCCTAACAAGTCTGCGACAACTTCACTTAAACTGTTAAGCTGTTCAATTCTTGCATCTTCTTGTTTTTCTGTGTAAGTTTTTTGAGCTACAGAGATTTTAATAACTTCTATATTCTGCTCTGGAGAGTCATTTGTTTCCTGCTCAACAACTTCATTAGTGATTTCCACAGCAGTTAAAATAGAATAGTCCAAATAGTGTTTTTCACTATCATCATCAGCGATAACAATATCATCTGCACTGCTTTCAAATATTCTTTTAAGCTCATCAACACTATAGTCGCCGTTTTCAAAAACAAATGTAATGCAATCTCTATTTGCTCCCTGTATAAAGTTTGTCTGTCTATTGTAAGACAACAATTCTAATTCATAGTCGTTTAATTTAATTTTCATTTTTATTCCTCCGCTCCTTTGATGTAATACTTAACATTAAAAGAATTATCTAAAACCTTATCTTTATTTTCTTTCGCGGGCAAATTGATGCAGAGTGAACCTGTACTGTCGCACCCACTTAACGCTAAAGTAAGAGTTGTAAAGTTAGTATCAAAACTACCTGCTCCTGTATCAATAAAGTAGCCGTTAAAAGAACTATTATTGGTATGAAAACAATCTCTTAAATAAATAGTCCAAATTTTTGTTGTACTTCCTGTACATCGTATCATGCTTGTAGAACCTGTTGTAAGTTTATTTTCAAACTGTACAGAGTCTAATTTTAACTTAATTACATTACCTGCAACTAAAGCTCCTCTAGTGCTGTCTGTATAGCCTGGGTACTCTGAGCTAAATTCTGTTCCATCGCCGGCAATGTATTTACCATCTAGCCTACATAATCCTTTGCTTATTTTTAAATTTGAAATCTGAATATTTTCAACTATATTGTCAGCACCTATACTATTTATCCAAAAAATACTTGTGTCAGTTAAAACTTTTGAACTCGACAAATAAGTAGCTGTAAATACTGTATTTAACCCACTGCCTATTAAACTTAAAGATTTATTTATCTTCAAACTGTCTTTTAAGTTATAGTTACCTGCTAAAAATTTAATTTCACTACCCTCAGGGACAGTATCTATCAATTCTTGTATAGCTATATTATCGCTAATGCCTGTGCATTTTACATCACAATACATTAATAAATTTGCATCAGAATCTTTAGCCCCTACTAGATAACAAGTTTTATTAAGAGTTTCTTTTAATCCAGCTATACTTTCATCAGTATAGCTTAAACTTTCTTCCAATTCACTAAGTTTTTCTTTATCCGCTTTAGCATTAAGTGCAGTATATACAGCCCCACTTGTAACTAAATCACTACTACTTTGGGCAACATCACTCCTTATATACCTTGTACCCAACTGTGCTGATGTACCGTTACCGACAAGAGCATAGCCTGCCGATATTGTACTAAAGCCTGTACCACCTTTGCTAACAGGTAACACAGTAGAACCAACTATATCCTCTAAAGTAGGCTTATTATTAGTATTATAGTAAGAACACCAATCGCTCCAGTTATTGCCGTTTTTGGTTCGTACATACATTTTAGAATAGCTTCCTGCATATCCCCATGTATCGTAGTAAATTTGTGTCACATAGCCACCACTATGGTTACTTGCTGTTCTACTTGTTAAAACAACTAAAGCAAACGAATATCCAGCTGTTGCACCCTGAGGAGTTCTCTTTGTAACAGGTGCATTTACATACTCAACTCCTGAAATATTACAATATATACCTTGTGTTGTAAGATTATTTAAGTCTACATTTTCTGAACCTTCTTGCGTATCAAGAAAATTAGGAATGTTAAAATCTGTAATTTCACTTTTGGTGTGGGAATGTCCTTCAACGCATACTTCTTTCCAATCACTCCAACCTGTTGAATCACTTTTTCTAATATAACAATATCCTTTAATGCTCACATGAGACGGAAAAAGAACTTGTGTAACAGTAGTAGAACTACCTACCATATTCCAATATACTTTCAAGGCAAAACTTCTAACATATTTAGGTTTGTTATCACATGTATTACCATAAGGTGCATAATATTCGCCCTGTTGAAGAATTGTGTTAAGGTCAGGGCTACCAGTCAGGGCTGTCCTTGTAGGGTTTGCTGAAATATCTATGTCTTTCGTGCCATCAAATGCTGTATTGTTGATTTTTACAGCATTTGTAAGTTTAGATGCCGATAATACTTCTTTATTTATATCAGCAGTATTATCTACATTTCCAAGCCCCAGTTGTGCCTTTGTGACGCCGTGTGGGTTATCTGTATTATCAGCATGTGATTTTACGACAGTCTGTAACTCACTTATACATTTTTGTACAAGTGACCAAAACCAGTTGAAAACTGTCGCCGGTGGTTTATACCCGCCAGTAAATCCCTTTTCTTTTAATTCATCAGTTGGTTCTGTACCTTTATTTTTCCATTCCGGAATTTTGTTGTTAAAATCTAATGCCATTTTTGCACCTCCTAAATTGGTAAAATTGGTTCATTCTCATCACTACTTAAATAACCCAGATAACCTCCATCGTCTCCACCTTCAGCATTACAGAAACCTTTAGCAGAATCAAATTCGTTTTCATTATTAGAAAATTCAAATGTACCTTCTAAGTTTAACGAATCCATTCTTATACATATCGGAAGAAGCGTTTTAACAATCTGTGTAACTTGCTTAACTGTCATCCCCGAAATATTCAAAATATCAAGAGGTAATGTAATCATTTTTATTTCACATGGGTTATCTGTTTCTTCAATATGTACTTTTTCAGCAGAACAACCAAATGTCAAGCACAGGCTTTTTAATATACTAGGGTATGAGCCATTGCTTAAGATACGCATTAATTTAGCTTTTATCATAAGCAAGTATTGTTCATCACTAGCCAAACCTCGTGCCTGACCTATTCTGTCACCGTATCTATCTAAAGTTTTTCCTTTAGCATTATCTAAATCTAATATTTCATAGACATCGTATAAATCTTCCAGATGTTTTTCAACAGAAAGTCTATGAATTTCAAGAATTTTAAAATTATTACTGCCTTCACTTTTGTCAAAGGCGTCAGATAGATTTTTAACCAAGTTATCATTATTAAAGTCAATCATTAATCTACCACCTCGACTGTTACACTGTTACAACTTACAACTTCCCATTCTTTTACTGTAATATTTTTAGAACCAAAACTTTCTCCGGCTTTTGCCAATTTCAATTCTGTTACTTCATCAACACCTGCTACAGCGTGTATCTTACCGTATAGAGATGTTAAAATTACACTTTCACCTACACCTAATCCGTTTATGTATGTTGTTAAATTATTTTCTATATCTTCTGTTCCAATACTCCCTTCATACGACGGGTCTACTCTTATTTTAACTAATACATTAACTGCAATCTTTTTTGTGTGACTAAAATTTATAATGTGCTTATATCCACCGTCATCAATAACAGTTTCTGTTGTATCTCCAAAAGTTTTTATTCCTATAGGCTTTTTATTGTAGATTGTTTCTGCAATTTCGGCGTGATAATTTTCTCCACCGTTTACAAAACACTCAAATGAAAAAGCTGGTCTACCATCATTGTCGGTTTCTGTTGTATCGTTGATGATTACACCAGCACTGGTTACTGTTGGCACTCTCATTAGTGCTGCCCTTATTGAAGATTCTGTACAAGCTCCAGCCCCTTCTCGTGCCAATTCAAATCTTTTCCTTAGTTCATAATCTGTTTCATCATCTGTGCCTAAACTTACAAGCTCTATCCCCTGTACTCCACTTATATCAGCAACAGGATTAACTACTTTGTTAATTGTTTCTATTTCTACATTGCCTGATGTACCAGTTTGAGTGCACCATACATTTATTGTACATTCACCATTAACAATCTCTACATCGGCAGTATTGTAGAAGTTTATACCTGATGTAGTACCTACAAGAAAGCCGACAGGTACTATGTAACCGTCTGTGCCATTTACCTTTACATTGTAGATAGCTGATGTAGCAGGATTTCGTGATATTCCTACAAAAGTACATAACCTATCAAGACTTACACCACTTGCTGTATTTGGAAAAATTGAGTAGTAAATATACTCTGCTTCCTCCTCAGCTTCAGCTAAGTCAAAAGCATTTATCCTTATAAATTTACCCAAAGGAGTTAATTCAGAGGTGTCTATATCTTCTCCAAACAATTCCTTAGCTTTTTGAATTTTTTTATTCACAATTTCATCATAAGTTAGTCTTTCAAAACCTTTTGATGTTAAAGGCATAATAATCACCTCCTAGTATTCATTACTTCCAGATACTACATCGTCACTAGAATTTTTTGCAGTAAAGCTTATCGTAAGTTTTCTGTTTTTACTATCAAAATCACAAGTAAACATTTCTAAAACAAAAGAGCTGTCAACTTGTTGCAGCCCTTGAATTATCTCGTTTCTTATTATATTTTCATCTTTCTTTTTGCCTAAAAGGTTATTAAAATCAATACCTTCATCTACATTTAGAAACCATTCTGTCTTATTAGTACCTAAGACAGTTTTAACGGTCTGATTTATAAGGTCCACACCATCAATCATTTTGATTTTATTTTTTTCAATAATTACATCGCCGTTATTATCTAAAGCAAAACCCTTCATATATAATCACCTCACACATACTCTACAGCTGAAACACCCATAATAACAACGCTATCACTTAGGCTGTGATGTCTACCCGTATTCGATAAAGCCATATTACCATTTCTTGCTTCTGTAATGTCCCTTTCACACACACCACAATAAACAGTATCTCCGGTTTTTAATTCACTTTGAGAAATTGTAACTTCTTGTGTTGCTTTATCAACTTTGTAAACATATCTGTAAGGACATAAAATAGGTACATCTGTTAATACTGCTGTACGCTGTGCTTTTTCTCCGTATACTTTATACATAATAAGAGGTTGTATAGTTGCTGTGTTAAAGTTTATTCCAACAATTTTACCAATAAAATTTGTGTGATTATCCATAATTCTTTGGTCTATCATACTGTTTATTGTTCTTTGAAAACTGCTTGTATCTATAGTAAACACCTCCTACCAAAGTCTACCGTAGCCAACAAGATGACCACCATAACTTATATCTGTTTCTTTTACTCCGCCACCTTTATAACAATGTAGCATTTTATTACCACTTGTATAGATGCCAATATGGTTTCCTTTAGTACCGTTATTAAAGAATATAATATCTCCTTTTTGTCTGTTTTTAGCTGCAACTTTCGTACTCATATTGTAAAGTTCTTGTGCAGTTGCATATCCAGTAACCTTGCTTTGTACACCACTTTCTGTAAAGGCTTTTACAACAAAATGCGAGCAATCCAAACCTTTTGAAGAATTTCCTCCTTCTTTGTAAGGAGTACCTTTATATTTCTTTCCAGTAGAAATTACTTTTTTGGCTTTATCTTCTGTAGTTTTTGCTGTTTTGTTATTTTTCTCTTTTTCTTCTTTGTAAGATGTAATGTTTCCAATAGCTTCAAAAGAAGTAGTAGCTTCTCCGTCAGAGTAGTTATGTTCTCCTTTTCGTACTCGAAAAGCACCTTTTGTTTCCCTGCTACTTAAATTTACTATTGCAGCAGTAGTGATTCTGTGTTGTAAAAGCATTTTAACTTTATAACCGTCTATTTCATCTACATAATCTTCTGCATTAATTTCTTCTGTGTAATATTCAGGACTTCCTATTAAGCCAGTATCTTCATTAACAGTAAAATTTATATTATCACCATCTTTAATATATCTGGCATATATACGACCTTTATTGGTATATACAGATACGCCACATACCTCAGCATATTTTTTAATTTCTTCTCTCAAACAACCGTCAACAGTAACACTGCTTGTATAGGTCCAATCTCTCCTCATATTAAATACAGCTATAGGAATTTTTAACTTTGAAATTAGGTCTTTTAATATTGTACTTGCCTTTGTATTTTCCTTATATGTTACATTTGTAATGGTTTCTGTACCAACGCAATCCCAACAGGTTATAGTTGTTACTTTGTCAACATCTTCATATCCCGTTTTAACATTGTCTATAAAACCACTAAAAATAACACCTGTATCACCTTTGTACCCTGCTTCAATAGTGATTGCAGCATTTCTTTTTAGGTTATTTATAGTGTTACTTGAAAGATTATATACTGTAATATCAACCTCTTTTGCTTCTAAATTATCGTCAAAAGGTACCGTAAATTCAAAATCTATTTCATCAGATTTTAAAGTTACATTTCCACTTTTTATTACAGCTTTTGACCCAAACATTCCATTTGGAATATCTTCATAGCTTTTCAAATTGTTTAAACCAACTTCTATGGCCTTAACAAGATGTGAGCGTCTATCTGTAATATTTTCACTTTTTACTAACCTACTTCTATTCAATACTATCACTTCCGTTATCAATCAAAAGAAAAACCGTTTCATTAAAATTTTCACTTGTTACTGTACAGTTTTCGTTACTCTCGTCATATGGTACAATTCTAATAACAGGGTATTTACCACTTACATAAATATCCTTAAATAATGGCACTCCATAGACAATAGGTTCACCTGAACATATTAGCTCTCTATCTTTTGTAAGGCTTAAAGTAAACATATCAGCAAATTCATTGTAATTAACACCTATTTCGAATATTTCTCCACCAAGTGTTATGTCAAAGCTGTAAGGTATCAAATTTTTGTTGATTTCAATTCTGTCTTTTTTCACAGCTACTTCTTTTCCTCCTTACTGCCATATAACCATGTAGCTTCAACACCATATTGTGTAATGTTGTTTTTATCCTTTTCCTTGTAGCCCATAAGTAATTTTGCACCAATTTTTAAAGTCTTTGCGTCACCTTTTCTCGTAAATGCAGTAGGGTTATTGTCTATAACCCATTTTACTGTACTTCCAAGTTCTTTATAGTTTTTATTTACAAGCGTCCAAACATTATCACCTTTTTTTACTGTGTGATATACAGCATTTCCAGTTCCTTTACTAACCTGCTGTGTCCCAGCTTTTTCACTAGCTTTTGTTTTTCCACTTTCCTTGTTTGTGCTATAAGAATTTTGTGCAATTCTTACTTCTTTTAACTCCATATCAAAATCCAACCCACCTGCATTAGTATTTGGGTGGGTTGAGTTGAAGGTCTGTATTTGCATGTTTTTAAGGATATTTCTACCACTATAGGTTATAAGCGAACCTTTATTCTCTAGTTCATAGATTTTAGCTAAAGCCTCGTGAGATTTTAATGTGTCTGTATCAACTATCTTACCTGATATAGACAAGGTAACAGGTTCTCTTTTAACATTATCGGTTATATCTATACCTTTTTCACAAGGATGGTCCGTAGATTTAATATTTCTACCAACCTTTTCATCTATAACATGTATCCATATATTATTTAAAAGTGCCATATTACCACTCCCTTATAGGCTTGTTTCTATTACCAAAATCATTCATAAATTCTTCGAATGCTTCTTTTACAGCTTTCTTTGTACTTCTAGCTGTTTGTCTACTATTATCTCCACCATTTACTGTTATGTTAAAATTACAAACATATGTGTTGTCAGAATTGTTTGTGCTTCCTAAAGTAGGAGAGTTTTCAGGAGTATACGCACCTAATATACTGCCTGTTTTTTGCCATAAACCTAAAGCTCTGCCACGCTTGTTTTGTGTAAGAGGTATTGCCATTTCTGCTCCTGCTTCACCAAAGATACTAGGCTTTGTAGCTATACCACCGTTAGCATATCCATGACCTTGATATGCCTTTGCTAATGAGCCGTATCGTGACACGGCATATCTGACAGAAGCAAGTATATTACTTAGTGGGTCATAGATATTTTTATTAAATCCCGGTCTTGCGTAAGCATTAAATGTTGGGTCAATAACCTGCATTAATCCCTTAGAAGGAGTACCTTTTTTGGCGTTACTATCCCACAGATTTATAGCTTTTGGATTACCGCCACTTTCAGTTTGCATTTGATACAATGTTCTTTTAACATTTGCATCGCTATACTGACCTTCCATTTTTAAAGCCTTTATTACAGTAGACCTCCATTGTTCTACACCTGCCGCTGGATTATAATTTGCTAAGCTTAAAGCTCCAAATTCATCAAACATCTTCTTAACCCAGTTTGTCATTTCTCCACCTACTGTAGATACAAGTCCTTTTCCTATGTTTAATACAGTCCCTTTTAAGCCGTTATAATTAACATACTTTTGTGTCACTGCACTAACCAAACCACCAGCATTATCCATATAATCCCATATATCAATGTTGCCTTTGGCATATCTAAATGTCGGATTTTTTCTACCCATTACCTGTGCAGTATTTTCAGCAGATAAAACTTTCATACCGACAGGGGCGTTAGGTATAAATACATTTTTACCCTTTGGGATAAATGTATTACCATTAGGCATTTGTACTAATTCAGCACCCCTACCGTCGTTTACAAGAGCATTACCACCCTTATGACCATCTGTACCTTTTGCGTACGGAGTCCAACTTGTTAATCTCTTTGAAGAACCTAATTCCTGTAAAATCCAATTTGCACCACTAAGCAATTTGTTTACAGGAACAGCAGAGGCTATAACTGCCTTTTTCCATATTTCAACTAAAGCAGTTGATAAACTTTCCCCTGAACTTCTTAAAGCATCTCCCATTTTTCTAGGCAATTCAGATACTTTTTGTACTATCTCGTCTATATTTTTATTTACTAAAGTTGTTATAGACTCTATACCACTTGCACTTTTAAGAGAGTTGAACAAACTTTCAATTCTACCAAAATCACTGATACTAGAAATACTACTATAAAGCTTTGCTACAGCTTCGCCAAAGGTAGGTAAGTTTCTTGAAAGTCCACTTAAATCGTTTTCACCTGTAAACCACTGTAACACGCCACCGGTATTTGGGATAGCCTTACCCATACTGCCTAATGCACTGAATAAATTTTCTATTTTGGTTGTATCTGATATTCCAGAAATAGATTTATAAAATAAAGACATAGCATTACCGAACTTAGGTAAATTATTGCTTAGTCCATCAAAATCCTTTTCTCCAACGAACCACTGAAAAACTCCACCTGTATTTGGAACATTTCCTATATCTTTTAAAGACTGAAATAATAATTTAGCATTACTAAATCCATTAGCCGGTAATCCTGAAACGATTGCAAAAAAGCCAACAGAATTATATGCAAAATCCGTCAATGCTGTGCCTAACTCACTAAGATGTATACCACCTGTAAATTTACTAATAAGACTATTTCCAGCTAGTTCCAATACAAAGCCGCCTATTGCCGTAAAGAAACTGCCTATACTCTTAACATCTACACCCTTAAACATAGATAAAGCTGGTTTCAATGAAAGCACAAAAGCTGTAAGGTTTATCCCTATAGCTGGTAACGAGTTTGTAACGCCTTCGCCAACTCCACCAGCTAAAGAGCCAATCATTTTGCCCACTTGCTTAAATATATTTGCTAAAGTGTCTCCTCCTGACGACATAAAATCATCAAAGCCAGGGATTTTGGATAATGCCCCAAAAGCAGTAATAATACCAGTTACTCCAGTAAGCACTAGAGCTATATTAGCAAGTCCTAATAATACAACAGGAATAGGTATAGTTCCAACAATACCTGCAAATACTGATAAGACAGAGCCAACAGTTCCTAGTACACCAATCATAGCTGTAAATTCCAACATCTTTTTTATACCAAAGTCAGTAGATGAAGAAATTGTTCCTACAACTAAATACAAAGCAGACATACCAGCTATCATTATTGCCATATTAGCCAATCCTTTGACAACTGTTAATACGGGAATGTTCCCAACTATACCTGATAAGCCTGCTAAAGCCGTTCCTACTACACCAAGAATTGTTATAGCACTTGCAACCTTAATTAAAGACCTCATATCAGATAAATTCGCAATATATGGGGATACAGCCATTACAGCTGTTGTTATAAGTGTAAATCCACCAACGATAATTGCTATATTGGTCATACCTTTCAAGACAGTTTTGACATTTGCTTTAGCTATATTTTTTAGTGGGTTTGTAATGTTACTTACTTCTTCATCTGATTTTGAGAAAAGACCAGCAACACTTTTCAGCCCCATAATAAGAGGTTTTACAGCTTTAAAGGCGACTAAGCCACCCAGTAAATAAGGTATTACTTTTGCTATTACATTAGCATTTTTAATAAATTTTTCTCCAAATTTACTAAGTGATGGTATTTGTGTACCGAATGTTTCTACAACTGCTTTTCCTATCTGTTTTACTACGCCAGGTAATTCTCTTTTCAAAACTCCGATAATTACTGGCGTTGACTTTATTAACCCAGTAATTAAAGATGTTGCAGCATCTAATAACGGAGGTAATAAAGTACTTACTAAGCCAGGCAATTCAGCTTCTACATAAGGAGCAAGTCCAGTTATCAGACTGCCCACGCCTTTCAATCCCTTTTCTATAGCCGGCATTACATTATCACCGAAAGTTTTAGCACTTTCTACAAGATAGCCCAAACATTGGTCAAAACTATCACCACCGACAACAAGGCTTGTCATGAGATTGCCCCATGCAGACTGCATAGAAGCAAAAGAACCTTGTATAGTTGTACTTGCTTCTTTTGATGTTGTACCTGTAATATCTAAGCTATCTTGAATAGCATGTATTGCCAATATAATATTGCCAAAACTCATATCATTGGCTTTTACAGTTTTATCTATTTTAGAGGCATCTTTTATAAGGCGTTTCATTTCCTCTTGTGTACCACCATAGCCCAGTTTTAAGTTATCAAGCATTGTATAGTTCTGTTTTGCAAAACCCTGATAAGCATTTTGAATACTCTCCATGTCAGTACCCATTTTGTTTGCATTATCTGACATATCTACTATTGCCTTATCAGCATAAGATGCAGCTTTTTTAGTATCGCCACCTAAACTCGCAATCAAACTGGCTGAAAATCCAGTTACTGTTTCCATATAGTCATTGGCAGAAAGTCCAGCTGTTTTAAAAGCCTTATTAGAATTGTTTAAAACTTCTTTTTGAGCAGACATTAAACTTTCATACTTCTTTTTAACAGCAGTTGTACTCTTCCCTGTACTTTTTGCGTAATCCTCTATTGAACGACC